ATCGTCGGCTGGTGGCGATGATGGTGGACGCGAACATCACGCCTGCGGACTTGGCTGCGGAGGTGGCGGACGTGTGCAGGGGTGCGTTCCGGGAGGCGGTGGTGGCGTGGGAGGTGAACGGCCCGGGTCAGAGCCTGCAGCGTGACTTTGAGGCGCAGCGGTTCAATCGGGTGTGGAAGCCTCGCAAGGAGGGGAAGACGACGCACGGGATCGTGGACAGGGTGGGGTGGGTGTCGAGCGAGCAGAGCAAGCGGCTGCTGCTCGGAAACCTGTCGAGGGCTGTTCAGCAGGGGGAGATGGTGATTCCCTGCACGGGGACGCTGGACGAGATGCTGGCGTATGTGCTGGACGGGAACGGTCGGGTGATCCCGGGTCGGCTGCGGGACGAGAGCACGGGTGCGCGGGAGAACCACGGCGACAGGGTGATTGCGCTTGCATTGGCGTGGATGGCCTTGGATGATGCACCTGTTCCCGGTATGGAGCAGGTGGATTACTCTCCCGGGACGGCGGGTGACCTGCTCCGGCACTGGGAGGTATTCCGATGATCGCGAACGCTGACAGGGTTCGGAACTACTGCGAGGAGCACGAGATCGAGGCGCTGTTCGCCGACGGTCTGGACGATGCCGTGATCGGATTGACTCGCGAGATGTCGAGCGGCGCGTACCGCGTGGTGTATGACACTGCTCGCGTGGTGCAAATCCTGATGAACGACCACGGAATGGACTACGACGAGGCGGTGGAGCACTTGGAGCACAACATCGTGGGCGCGTACATGGGTGACAACACGCCCGTGTGGTCGTTCCTCCCGGAGGAGGGTGAGTGATGGCGAAGAGAAAGCAGGGGCCGAGTCTCGCGGTCGGCAGGGGCGAGAAGTTGCCCGTGTCGCAGGGAGCGGGTCTGACGGCCAAGGGTCGGGCGAAGTACAACCGCGCGACCGGGAGCAAGTTGCAGGCTCCGACGAAGGACAAGAACGATCCCCGCCACAAGTCCTTCTGCGCGCGCAGTCGGTCTTGGAAGGGTGAGCGCGGCATGGCCGCGCGGAAGCGATGGGGGTGCTGATGGAAACTCCTTTCTACCTGTCGAAGACCGACCCAAGCACCACGCGACCAGATGGGACGCGCAAGGGGTCTGGATGGCTTGGCCCGTACAAGACCGCTTCCGGGTCGGACGTGACGGAGTATTCCATCGGCGTTGACATCGACGGCAAGCAAATGGACATCCCGACGATGGTTCCGGGTCTGTCGGATTCCGAAATCAAGCAACTGCTCACTGCCGCCGAATACGACGAGTTTCCGAATCGTGCGATCGTCTCAAAGGCAATCGCCCATGCACGGCAGATGCTCGATCAGGGCAAGAGCGTGTTTGCACCTGAAGGATGGAGCGTTCGACAGTGAAGAAAAACTCGCTGGTCGGGAACATCAACAAGCGTCGCAAACTTGGGATCTCGCGCCCCAAGTCCAAGTCAACCGTCAGCGCGAAGTCTTACGCCGCCATGAAGCGCGGCTGGAAGAAGGGTTAGTCATGCCGAAGGTCGGAAACAAGTCGTTCCCCTACACGAAGATGGGCAAGATGCAGGCTGCTGCCGCCGCGAAGAAGTCCGGCACGCCGATGATGAAGAAGGCGAAGAAGGCCGGGCGGAAGGGTCGCTGATGTTCATCAAGATCCGCAGCACGCACTTCCCGATCGACTCGATCGACCAGATCGACGACATCGGCGGTCGGGTGCGGGTCACGATCTCGACTGGGATCAAGATCGACCTTGACCCGATCGAGGCGGAGAAGGTGATGCGTCAGGTCGAGTCGATGAACGTCGCTCGCCTGCAGCCGGAGACGCCTCCGTCTGCGGTGATCCTTGCGCGGGTGTCCGCGCTTGAGGCACGGGTGATGTCCCTGCAGGCGTCGCTGCTCGCGCTGGAGGCGACGCGCGCCAAGCCAAAGGTGAAGTCCAATGCTTGATTTCTCCAACATCTCCAAGATCCGCGACGAGATCGACCGCGCGGAGTACTTCCGCGACGTGCATCTCCAGACCCCGAAGGAACTGCGCGAGTGGTTCTGCGGTCAGGGCTACCGCGACGGGTACGGGGTCGATCACCCCGAGAACGCGGTGCACTCGTACATCAGCATGGTGCTGCCGCGCATCATCCACGACAACCCGAAGGTCAGGGTGACGAGCGCGCGACCGCAGGTGCAGCGCACCGCGTGCGTCGCGATGAAGGCCGCGCTGAACCGCTGGTCGAAGATGACCCGCCTGCGCGGGACGATCGAGCGGATCGCGACGGACATGCTGCTCGGCTGGGGCGTGGCGCTGACGGTGAACGAGCCGAAGGGCGCGGAGCGGAAGTGGGACGCCGACGGCCCCTACCTTCCCCGCGTCTACCGCATCGATCCTGCGCGATTCATCATCGATCCTGCGGCGATGCACTGGGAAGAGGCGCGCTTCTTCGGGCATGTCTGGGTCGGCGACAAGGAGGATCTGCTCCGCCGTGCCGAACTCGACGAGACGTGGAACAAGGAGGCGATCGAGGGTCTTGCGACCAACAACGGCGTGGACGAGTTGCGCGACAGCCGCGACATCCCGGAACGCTACGAACTCGCGATCTACGAGATTTGGGTTCCGGAACTGGATCCCATGGCTGCGGAACTGATCGACGACGTGACGGACTCGGCGCTGTTCAACGGCACGATCTACACGATCGCCAAGTATCAGGGCGGGTCGGACAACTGCCAGTGCGAGTTCATCCGCAGGCCGCTGCCCTACTACGGGCCTTCGACTGGCCCGTACACGATTTTCGGCGCGTTCAGCGTCCCGAACGACCCCTATCCGCTTTCCCCGATCGTCGCCTGCCGCGACCAGATCGAGTACTGCAACGACATGGCGAAGAGCCAGCAGGAGAACCAGAAGCGGTACAAGCGGATTCTGGTCGGCGACGCCAAGAACCCCAAGTTCCTGCAGGACGTCGTGAACGCCCCCGACATGTATGTCTTTGCGGAGGCAGGACTTGACGCTCGCAGCCTGCAGCCCGTCGAGGTCGGCGGCTCGACGAACCAGCACATCCAGTCGGTCGAGACCGCCAAGGAGCGGCTGGACAGGGCGCTCGGCATGTCCGACGCCATGCGCGGCAACATTGCCGGGTCGGCGAGCGCGACGGAGGTCGCGGTGGCGGAGTCCGCCAGCACCATGCGGATTGCCCACCTGAAGCGTGCGTTTCAGGACAGCATGGATCTGGTGCTGCGGAACGTGGGCTGGTACATGTTCCATGACGGTCGCGTGACGCTCCCCGTCGGAGGGGAAGACACCGCCGCCATGGGACTGATCGATCCCGTCTTCGTCGGCGGGTTGAAGGTGGGGGCGTGGGAGGACATGCAGATCGACGTGGACGCCTACAGCATGGAGCGGACGAGCGAGATGCTTGCCCAGCGCCGCGCCGTGGAGACGTTTCAGGTCGTCACGCAGGCCGCGCAGGCCATGCCCATGATGCCGTGGGTCAAGTGGAAGGATCTGCTTGGCTTCCTCGGGGACGCCCAGAACGTTCCGCAGATGTCGGAGTTCATCGACGACAGCCAGATGCAGCAGGTGCAGCAGTCCATGGCGGCTCCCCAGAATCCGCAAGGGGGGGGTGTTCCGCAAACGGCTGCGCAGCCGTCTCCTACTGGTGAGGCTCCCGCCGTCCCGCCGTCCGCGCAGGCGGCACTCCAGAGCGCGCGGAGCCGAATGTGATGCCGTCATACGACTTCGTCAACTCCGAAGGAACCATCGTCGAATGCGTCTTTGCCATGCGGGACGTCCCGGCGATCGGCTCGACGTATGAGCATCCGGAGTTCGGCACGATCGTTCGCGTCGCCTCGGCGTCGCAGGTCAGCCCGAACTTCACCACGGGAACCTATCCCTACGTCAGCCATGCACTTCCGCGCAATCTGCCGGGAGTCAAGTGCGACGCCAAGGGGCATCCGATCATCCACAGCCGTCGCGAGGAACGCAACGTAGCGTCCCGGCACGGCTATGTACGAGCAGAGGACTGACATGGACAGCGACGCTGAACCCATCGTGCAGGCCGAGACTCCGTCCAGCGGGGCGGAGGAGCAGGTCAAGCAGGACACGACGCAACCCATCGAGGCCGAGCAGGCTGAACCGATGGACGACGACGATCTGGTTCTGCAGCAACTGCTCGACGAGTTGTCCGCAGAGGAAGTTCCGGCATCCAACGAGGATTCGTCCTCGTCCGATCCGGAGCCAGTCTCGGAGACTCCCGCATTCGACCGTGATGCGGTCGCCAAGATCCTGAAGAGGGATGGCGTACCCGACGAGATCATCCGCACCGCGACGCCGGAGACCCTGTCCAAGTGGGCAGAGGCTGCTTCCAAGCGTCAGAAGGACGTTGACTCGTATGGCGGTCGTCTGAAGGAACTGGAGGCACGTCTCGCGAGCGCGCAGCCGGAAGCGGCGGTGCAGGCCAACACGCCTGCAGTCCCGCAAACCCCGGCGGATCCGTTCGCGCAGATGGCGGCGGTGTACGGCGAGGATCTCGTCGCTCCCGTCCGCGCAGCCTTCGTTTCCCAGCAGCAGCAGATGCAGGAGCAGATGCTGCTTGCGCAGGCCCGTGCCGCCGATTCCTCGCTGCGAGTCCAGTACGGAGCCAAGGCTCCGTCGTGGGACAGCGTCGTGGCGAAGATGTCGGAACTCGGGGCTGCAACGCCCGGTGGATATGCAAGCGTCGATGCACTCGCCGCTGCTGCCTATCAGGCGATCGTTGGATCGAAGCCGTCCACGTCCGTGAACCCGCGTGCCAACCAGCCGACCGCCCCGAAGGGTGGGCCTGCCCCGGTGAAGCCGCCCCCGCGCGACGAGGACGACGACATCCTTGACCAGATCATCTCGGGCGGAAACAGTCGTCTCCGTCCCGCAACACGAAAGTAAGGAGCAAGGCAAATGCCTTCGATTACCCAGTTCAACGACTTCATGCAGTCCACCGGGCCTGCGTACCTGAAGTCCGCCGATGCAGTCATCAACGAGGCCGTCAAGAACAACTACGTCCTCT